GAAACTAACCCTGGTGAAGTTCAGTCATTTGTGAAGGAACTGGATGGTTGGGTGAAAGAAGAGCCGACTCAGATCGAGTTCTGGGGCGGTGAGCCGCTGGTCTACATTAAGACGATGCGCCCGCTCGTTGAGCTTCTTCGGGTCAAGTACCCCAATGCGCAGTTCCAAATCATCACGAACGGCTCTCTGCTGACGCCCGAGATCAACGAATGGCTGGACACGATGGGCTTCCAGGTGGGCGTCTCGCATGACGGCCCTGGGCAGCACGTTCGCGGTCCCGACCCTCTGGAAGACCCGGAGAAGCGCGCCGCCATCCTGGACTTGTGGAGCCGACTCGGGCCGAAGGGTCGTATGAGCTTCAACGCCATGATCAACCGACACAACCCCTCCCGAGCCGCCATCCAGCGCTTCTTCGTTGACCTGACCGGCGACCCGTATGTCCCGATTGGCGAGGGCAGCTTCGTTGACGCCTATGACGAAGGTGGCGCGGCCAACTCTCTGAAGCCCGAAGAATTCGCCACGTTCCGCAACCTGTCGTTCCACGAGATTCGAACCGGCCAAGCTGCAAACTTCGGCGTTGTGCGCGAGCGCGTTGCCAGCTTTGTCAATTCGATTCGCGTGGGCCGTCGAGCCGAAAACCTGGGACAAAAGTGCGGCATGGACGAGCCTGACAAGATTGCTGTCGATTTGCGCGGCAACATTCTGACCTGTCAGAACGTGAGCGCGGCGTCCGTTGCCCCCAATGGCCAGGATCACAAAATCGGGCACGTTTCCGACTTGGCAAGCGCGAAGCTGAACACCTCTACCCATTGGTCGAAGCGGGAAGAGTGCCCCAACTGCCCCATGCTTCAAATCTGCAAAGGCGCTTGCATGTTCCTTGAGGGCGACCTTTGGGAACTCTCGTGCGACAACGCCTTCTCAGATGCGGTTTCCGTCTTCGCTGCGGGCATCGAATTTCTGACGGGCTGCGTGCCAATGGAAATCGAAGGCCCACAACGCGCTGATCGCAAAGTCCTGTGGAAAAAGCAGGAGCCGGTTCAGCGAAAGGGTAAAATCATTCCAATTGCAGTGGCTAACTAAGGAGCAACAATGGCTACAAAAAAGAAGGTTGATACAGTGGAAGAACTGAAGCGAGTGCCGCAACCGCCAGTTCGACAGGAGTTGATTGGCGATTGCGTCGATACCGGGTCCAAAATCGTGCATGTGGCTCAAAAATACTACCGTGTCGAGGGTGAAGCTGTGGAGGTTTGCGGCATTACCACCGAAGGACAACCAGACGGCAATTGGGCAAAAGACGCAAATCCGCCTATGAAGGCGCTTTCCATGCTCGGTCGAGCATAAGTCACCACTGACTTGACATTCGCGGCAACTTTGGGGGACAATCGTCCCCTATAGTTGTTTGCAACGAAGGAACGCCCACGATGTCGAAAGCCGCCGAATTCATCTCCCTCATGTTCTTTGCGCGGAACTTCACCCATCGTGAACACCTTCGTACTACCGTCTACGCCCGCCACATGGCGCTGGGTGAGTTTTATGACGCCATCGTCGATCTCGCGGACAAATTCACCGAAGTTTTCCAGGGCCGCTACGGCATCGTGGAAGACGTATCGCTCGACCAGCTTGACACGGAAACCGACTCCCTGACGCTCCTTCAATCTCAAGTTGATTGGATCGACGCGAACCGCTACATGATCGCGCCCGTCAAGGACACGACCACCCAGAACATCATTGACGAGATCATCGCTCAATACCTCCACACCATCTACAAATACCGCACCCTGATGTAAGTCAGGAGTGAACGACTACGGAAAGGCTGCGGCATGCCAGAACCCATCACCACAACCACGGGCACCGGATTCATCATCGGCAAGGCCCTGTCGGCGCTTGCCGGTCTGATTGGCGGGCTGTCCATCAGCGTCTTCTGGCAACCCGAGAAGATCAAGCAGCACGGCCGCCTGGCCGCTGGCGCGCTTATTGGCGGCATCTCCGTTGGTGGCGCGTTCACGCTTGGCGGGTTGGTGGCGCGCTACCTTGGTCTTGACTTGGCTGACATGGACACGGCGCTTGGTATCGGCTTTGTGATCGGCGTGATGTCTGTCGGGCTGATCAACTTCATTGCAAATTTCCTGGAACGACGCGAGTCGAGGGACATCCTCGAAGTCGTCGGCGAAGTTCAAGAAGCCAAACGGCGCATCACCAAACCCGCGCCACGACGCACCACAAAGCGAGGAGCAAAGAATGGGTGAGATCACGCTGTACGCAACCGTCCTGATTGCCGACCTGATCGCACTTGCGGTCATCGTCGGCGCGCTATTCCACGAGAAGACTCAGATGTTCCCCGCCTACCATAAGGCGGGCTTCATCGTAATGACGTTCGGGTTGCTGGCTCAGGCCGCACTGTGCGTCCGCTACTTCTTCGACGGCCAGGCAGCAACCACGATCATCCCTTGGTGGGCATTGAAAGACGTTGGGTTCGCGCTCGTCGCTGGCGGCTATCTGTGGGAAGGGTATGTGCAGTCAAAGAAACCCGCGCCCGCGCCTGTGAGCGTTGAGACGCCAGCTAAGAAGACGGCCGCCAAGAAGGCTACGGCTAAGAAAGCGCCGGCCAAGAAGATGGCCAAAGCGAAATGAAGTTCCCCAACCCTTACGTATTGCTTGGCGTTGTTCTGGCGCTGCTGCTGACGTTCTGGGCGGGTCATCACAAGGGCTACGCGCTGGCAAATCTCGAACACCAGAGCGAAGTCGGGAAGCTGAACGAGGTGGCTCGTCAGCGAGAGCAGGCTGACGCGGCCAAGATCAGCGATTTGGCCTACCAACTGGAGAAGGCAAACAAAGATGCAGACGTTCAAATCAACAAGCTGCGCCGTGATCTTCGCGCTGGCACTCAGCGGCTGTCAGTCCCTGTCGTCAACGTATGTCCCGCCGAACCCGCCACCGCTCCCTCCGGAGATCGGGTTGAAACGCGAGCCGAACTTGACCCAAAGGCTGCTGACGATCTTGTCGCCATCGCCCAAGAAGGAGACGCAGCAATCAGGCAACTGAATGCCTGCATTGACGCCTACAACGAGGTTCGCCAGAAATGATCAACAGCCGCAACATCGCGGACTTGCATCCGGTCGTCGCGAAGAAGGTTCAGGCGTTTGTAGACGCCTGTCACAAGCAGGGCATCGACCTTCTGCTGACAAGCACCTACCGCGACATGGAGTCGCAAGCGGCTCTGTATGCGCAGGGTCGCACAGCGCCAGGCAAGATCGTGACCAACGCCAAACCTGGCTACTCCTTCCACAACTTCCGTGTCGCGGTCGATGTGGTTCCCCTGGTAAATGGCAAGCCTGTATGGGGCACTAGCGGCGAAGACGGCAAGCTGTGGGATCGTGTAGGAGCCATCGGGGAATCGTGCGGTCTTGAATGGGCGAAGCGCTGGAAGTCGTTCCCTGAGTTGGCTCACTTTCAGTACACCGGCGGCCTGTCACTTGCAGACTTCCGAGCGGGGAAAGCATTCCCGAACGCATAAGTCACAACTGACTACAATTCGAAAACCGGCCCCAGTGGTCGCAGCAAAGGAGAACCATGTCAGCGGAAATGTCCGAGTTCATCAAGGTCTACAACGACCATGAGACGTACCCATCAATGGCCGATGTAGCTGAAGCGCTTGGCATTTCGATCAAAACCGTTCGCAACAAGGCGGGCATGCTTCGGAATCTTGCGAAGAGTGACCCAACGGCACCGAAGCTGATCATGCGGGCGAACGTCAACGACAACCCGATGTCGGAAGACAGTTCGAAGTTCATGGAGCATTGGACCGCCGAAGACTGCATGAACGAGCTTCGCCGGATCGCAGAGATCGACCCGGAGAAAGTCGTCACTCGGAACTACTTCCGCAACCACAGTTCAATTTCCGAATCCACCTGGAACCGTTTCTTCGGCACCTTCGAAGAGTTCAAGCGTCAGGCCGGCATCAAGCTGTCGCGTCAGCAACATGCTCACGAGCGGGCCATCGCCAAGCATGCTTCCGTTGACCACTACCGCCGAATCAACATCGAGCGCCAAGACTGGGCCGACAAGTACGTCCGCGAGAACGGCAATCGGTTCAAAACCATGCTGGTCTGCTCCGATCTTCATGACGTAGAGATCGACCTGTTCTACCTGCGGGTGCTGATCGACACGGCCAAGCGCACCCAGCCTGACGTGATCGTCCTGGCCGGCGACATCTTCGACCTTCCCGAGTTCGGCAAGTACAGCGTCGATCCGCGTGAGTGGAACGTGGTGGGCCGCATCAAGTTCGCCCACGAACAAATTCTTCAGCCGCTGCGCGAGGCTTGCCCTAACACCCAGATCGACTTCATCGAGGGCAACCACGAGGCTCGCATGTTGCGTCAGCTTGCGGACGCCACGCCGGCCCTGCGAGCCGTTCTGTCCGACCTGCACGGGTTCACGATCTCCAAGCTGCTCGGCCTGGATCGCTACGAGATCAACTACATCGCCAAAGCTGACCTTGCGGCGTTCACCAAGCGGGACTTCGAACGTGAGTTGGCATCCAACTACAAAATCTACTTCGACACCGTTCTGATCCATCACTTTCCTCACGCAAGGAACATGGGTCTGCCAGGCGTGAACGGCCATCATCACCGTCATCAAGTTTGGTCGGAGTTCAACCCCATCTACGGCGCATACGAGTGGCATCAACTCGGAGCAGGGCACAAGCGCAGCGCAAGCTACTGCGAAGGCGAGCGCTGGCACAACGGCTTCGTCATGGTCAACGTGGATACGGAAACGAAGGCGACCAATTTCGACTACGTGAGCGTTACGGACTTCGCTGTCTCTGGCGGCAAGTTCTACTACCGCAACCCATCGGAGATCGACACGGCAGTGCCGAAGACCATCACTGTGTAACCCTTATATGGTACGTCACCACTTACTGATGTATAGTGGTGGCGTTGTAACTTAAGGGGCACATTAGATGGCACGACAAAAACCCCAACCTGCGCAAACAAAACGCAAAAGAGCAGGGCGGGCGACCGAAGCAGCGGAACAAGATGCGGTGTTTGATGCGCCGCGACGAACTGAAAAGGTCGATCGAGCGCCAATCACGGCACTCAATGAATCCCAGAAGCGATACATCACCGCCATCAAGACCTTTGAACTCACGTTCGCAACAGGCCCAGCGGGCACCGGCAAGACTTGGATTTGCGGCGCACTTGCCGCGCAGGCCCTGACCGAAGGCATCATCGACAAGATCATCATCACCCGACCGGCCGTCGAAGCTGGCGAATCTCTCGGCTTCCTGCCAGGCGAACTCGAAGAAAAGTTCGACCCCTTCCTCCAGCCCTTCCGTGACGTTCTCAACGAACGCCTGGGCAAATCCTTCGTTGAGTACCTGATCAAGATGGGCCGCATTGAAGCTGCGCCACTTGCCTACATGCGCGGTCGAACCTTCAAGAATGCCTACGTGATTCTCGACGAGGCGCAGAACACCTCGCCATTGCAGATGAAGATGTTCCTGACGCGGATCGGCCAGAACTGCAAAGTGATCGTCAACGGCGATATGAGTCAGAAGGACATTCCTGGCCACTCGGGTCTGGAAGACGCCATCAAGCGCCTGTCGTTCATTCCCGCTGTCAAGCACGTCAAGTTCAATAAAGGCGATGTGGTGCGCTCGGGCCTTGCTGCCGAGATCGTTGCCGCCTATGACGAACCAGTCATTGAACAGCCGACAGTGGGGTCAGTGCGATCCGCATGATCTAGCGAAATCCACACTACAATCAGTCAGTGACGACTGAACTGTATTGGATGAAGCAAGACAACAAGACACCCGAGCCGGCTCAATGGCTCGGGTATTTCTACGGGCACGACCTTACCTTCCTGCATGCTGAAGTGCTGGCGATTCAGCATGTGCCGGCCACTCTTCTGAAGAAAGAGGCCGAGTTGATGCGGACGAAGTGGTTCGACTACCGCCGCATGCACCCCACAAAGGCCACGTACTTCCTCGCAAGCTGCTACGCGAAAGCCTACGGCAACGCGATTGCGATCATGAAGGACTCTCAGATGGGCCTGTACCACAAGGGCTTCAAGGGTATGGACTTCATGCAGACGAAAGAAGCCTTGTCGTTCTGGCGACTGCGCCAGTCGATCGACAAGCTGGGTATCCGCTACGACTTCTATCTGCGCAAGGCGATGGACTGGTGCATCGAGAACGGCTGGAGACAGCCGCCGCGCCCAAGCCAGCTTGCAAGCAACCCCGACATGGTGTCTGACATCATGCTTGCCTGGGAGGAAGAGTGCGCGGCCCGAATCCAGTTCTGCAAGGACGATCGGTACAAGGTCCGCAGCTTCATCGGCCACGCTGATCAGATCGCCTACGAGCAGTTCATCGTCCAGGCCATCAAACAACGTCCCCAGCCGCGCTACGGGCTGAACTCGGCGCTGTATGTGGAGGATGCAATCCGCATCGAGACGGCGCTCACGGAGTTCGGCGAACGGGTCGTCGAAGAGGCAGTGTCTTTAAGCGCATGAGATTAAGTCATCACTGACTATAATAACGGTTCAAGTTTCACTTTCAACAACAAGGAGAGAACAGTATGTTCCCAAGCGATCGCCCCCGTTTCCCTTCCAGCCACGCCGACGGCGCACAGCACGCTCCCAAGCGCGCTCCGAAAGCCGTGCAACCCAAAGGGCACGAAGCATTTCTGAAGGCTTTGGAGGCATCGGGCGCAACCGTCATCGTGGAGATGAATGACGGCAGTTCCCTGACTGGCACCATCAAGCATTCCGACAAGTACACGATCTCTCTCAAGGTCAGCAAGGAAGAAGAGAAGGGCGACGGCGCGTATCAGGTGTACGTCATCTTCAAGCACTCGATCACCCTGTTCTACACCCCTGGCAAGGGCGCTGACTGAACCGTATGGCGGACGCAGCACTGACGGCCGCCGAAGACTCTGTTGCAGCGATGGTTGGAGCCTCCTTCGAGGGCGGCTCTCATGCCGTCGTCGCAGCATCGGAATCGGAAGACACGGCTAAGTTTCCATTTGACGACCAGTTCCAAACTCGCATCGCGGCCCTTGCCGTGAGCGACACGGAGTTCATGCGGCGCACGTCGCATGTTCTCAAGCCAGAGTTCTTTGAGGAGATTGGTGAAGCCAGTCTTGTCAATCTGGCACTCAACCACTTCAAGCGGTACGGCGAGGCCCCAGGCGGCCCCGTTCTGTTTCAGAAGATCAAAGACGAGATCACGGCCGGCATCATCCGCAAGGACTCGGCAAAGCTCGTCGCCGAAGCATTCAAGCGGGTGCGCGATGTTGGCCCTGGCGATCGCGAATACGTCGAGGACAAGGTTGTCGAGTTCGCTCGGCACCAAGCGGTCAGCCTGGCCGTTCTCAAGTCCGTCGATCTGATCGAAAAGAAGAAGTTCGACAAGATCGAGGAGGAGATCAAGGCCGCCATCCAGATCGGCATCAACGAGGATGGTACGGCTTACGACTACTTCGACAAGATCAAGGATCGTACTGCCAACCGTATCGACGCAGCTTCAGGCATGAAGCCGCCTCGCGGCATCACGACCGGCAACCTGAAGATGGACGAGATTCTGTTCCACAAGGGTTGGGGCAGACGCGAACTCGTTTCCATTATGGGCGGTGCGAAGTCCGGTAAGACCACAGCCCTTATTGGCTTCGCGAAAGCGGCGTCACTGAAGGGCTTCAACGTCCTGTACGTCACTCTCGAAGTGTCTGCCGACATCATCGCGCAGCGTCTCGACGCCTCCATGTCGGACACGATGATCAAGGAGCTTGAGAAACACATTCATGACGTGGAGTCGAAGATTGCCGCGCTGGGTGCGAAGGCCGGCAAGCTGAAGATTCATGAGTACCCCAGCGGCACGTTCACGCCGAACATGCTGCGCCGGCTGCTCAAGCGGTATTCGGCTACGGGTCAGAAGTTCGATCTGGTGGTGGTGGACTACGCCGAAATCATGGCACCAAACTTCCGCTACAACGACCCCATCGAGAACTCCAAGAGCGTCTACGTCGATCTCCGAGCTATCGCGTTCGAAGAAGACGTGGCGATGCTGACGGCCACGCAGACGAACCGTGAGGGCTACAAGTCCACTGTCGCGAAAGCGGAGCATGTGGCTGAAGACTTCAACAAGGTGCGTACTGTTGACCTGATGATCTCCATCAACGTCACCGACGAGGAGCGTTCAAAGGGCGAGGCTCGACTCTACTTCGCGGCATCGCGTAACCAGGAATCCGGATTCACGATCTTCATCAAGCAAGACTTGGCCAAGATGAAGTTCATGGAGTCGATTCTGAGGATCGAGTAATGAGCCGCAACGAGGAGCTTCAAGAAGCCCTTGAGCAGATCGACATGGAAGCCTGGCTTGATCGCCAGGGCGTCGATTACAAGCGCACTCGCGGCTCGCGTGGCTTGCAACTCAACATCAAAGAGTGTCCCTGCTGCGGCAATTCCAACTGGAAGGTCTACCTGAACGCCGAGACGGGACTTGGCAACTGTTTCTCGGGCGACTGCGAGAAGAAGTTCAACCGCTGGAGCTTCATTCGCGCATCGCTCGGAAGCGTATCCACTCGTGATGTAGTGGAGCATGTCAAGCACGTTGCGGCAGAGCAGGGCTGGCGTCCCGCTCGGCGAGATACGGCCCCAGTGAAGATGACCGGCGAACTCAAGCTCCCTGAGTCCATCGAACTGCCTCACAACGGTCGCAACATCAAGTATCTGGACAATCGCGGCATCAATGCTGCGATCGCCAAATACTTCCATCTGCGCTTCTGCCTGCGCGGAGGCTTCGCGTATGAGGATGAGGGGCAACGACGGTTCCAGGACTATTCGAGCCGCATCATCATTCCGATCTTCGACATGCAGGGCGAGCTTGTGAGCTTCCAAGGTCGGGACATTACGGGTACGGCTGACAAGAAGTACCTGTTCCCTCCTGGCTACGC